CGAGAACTCTTCCAAGAAGTAGACTTTGTCGGCGACGTTATATTCGAGGTCGCGCCGGACCCTAATAATGTAGAGCTGTCTGCCCGGTGGAACGCCCTTCCCCCTGCAGCGCAGCTCGCAATCAGCGACACCGTAGCGAAGAGTGTTCTGCCTTCTGTCTTGGAAGCAGCAGAAGCTGAAGGTTCAGTATCTCCTCAAATCGGTAGCTACCTAGAAGACACAAACCCGTCGTTCTCTCTGCGTCTAACTTCCGGTGACCCCGCTGCCGTCGCTAATGCCGTGGGTTTTGTGCTGTCTCAAGATAGTATGGTCGCCCTGTCAGCCGACGCTTTTGAGGGGTCGTTTGAGGCTGGGGCTGTTCGTATACAGGTTGGCGACAAAAGCCTGCAGGAGATCGATGCGATCTATCAAACCCTGCGCGGCATTGAGGGTTTTCCTCAGATCGGCGGCCAGTCAACGACAGACGGTCAGATGACGCTGATCCTAGAAGAAGGTGTTGATCCGCGTGGTTTTGCAGACGCTGTTGATAATGCGCTTGCTTCAGAGTATGATGTTAAGGCCGCTCGACTACAGGCGGCGTTCCCAGAGAAAAAGGATTACGACTATGCCAGTGACAGAAATGACCCAGCAGGAAGTGCGGGAGTGGCTCGGCAGCGGTATCGTGCTGTCAGGGTTCAAGCGTCCCAAGAAGTTGCCGCAGCAATCGACCAGTACGAGCGAGGCGGACAACAACCAGCCGTCGAGCAGACAAGAACAGACGGACCAAGGGGCAGCTTTCGTCAAGAACGAGACACCTACGGCAACCTAGAGAATGTAATTCGACTTACAGAAAATGCCGACAGGACGACATTCCTGCACGAACTCGGACACTTTTGGCTATTTCAGTTAAGCGACACCGTCAACGACCCGAGGATGACGGGGCGCGGTAAAGCTCGCCGCGAGAAAATGCTGCAGAACACGACGGAGTGGTTTTACAGCGAGCGCAAGGCTGCGTGGAAAGATATTCGGGGTATGGCAACGCGGGCAGAGGCCGCAGCGAAGAAAGCCCCGGAAGATGCAGACAAGGTTCTTAGAGCAAAACGGCTTGCCGCCGCCGTAGCCCACGCCAGAGAAAACGGCGGAGAAGCGTATATGGGTAAGGTGGCGCGAGGATTTATGTCCGGCGGCCTTGACTATAGCGCAGACCTCGAAGTTGCGTTTCACGAGATATGGGCCAGAGGATCGGAGATGTACTTCGCTGAAGGTAGAGCTCCGTCAGCCGCCCTCGATCAAGCTTTTGGTAATTTCTCAACATGGATTATTGGCGTATACAAGAAGCTGCGTAACTTAAATGTAAATCTTACCCCAGAAGTTCGCGGCGTCTTCGACCGACTTCTTGCGACCGAGGAAGAGATAAACGCGCAGGAGCAGCGGGCCGCATATCAAGTGCCTTCTGACGTTGAGCAGTACGCAACCAACACTGAGAAAGCCCGCCTTCGTGAGCTTACACGGGAAGCCGAGGTAGAGGCTCGTGCAGAGATGCAGGGCCGTGTTGCCCGCGAATTAAGGCGAGAGCGCACTGCTCAATACAGGGACGCCAGACAGCGGGTCACAGAGACTGTGACGGCTGAGGTTAAGTCGCGCCCTTTGTACCGCGCTTTGAGTATGATCAGGCGTGGTATTGATCAGTCGGGTAACATTTTGCTAGCAGACGATCAGGGTAAAGCAACACCACTCAAATTAGACAGGAAGGAGGTTCAGAGACTATTCGGCACAGACGTAGTTCGCCGTATGCGGGGGTTAGTTACAAAGAAGGGCGAGACGGCATACGGGACGGTGCCGGAGATGGCTGGCTACGCTGGTTTCTCAAACGCGGCTGAGCTTGTTGATGCTCTGTCTCACCCGTATGTGTCCGAGCGCGATATGATAGACAAGGAAGTGCAGGCGCAGCTCGACGCCCGCTTCGGAAAAATACTAAACGACCAACAAGTTGCCGACGACGCTGCTGACGTTGTCGCTAATGATAAGCAGCTCGACCTTATTTCCCTGCAGGCTAAGATACTCCGTAGAAAAGCAAACGACCCGCTTAACGCAGCATCAGAACGTCAGGCGTTAGAAGAGGGAGCCCCTTCGGCTGACGTTGACCGCGCCGCCGTAGAAGACGCAGACCGTGCTCAGGGTGACGCTCAGGTTGCTGAAGATGCTGTACCAGAGGCGCTGCGTTTTGCTAGGGCGCAGGCGCAACAGAAGGCTAATGCGCGCCAGCGGCAAGCCCAATTTGCGGCCCGTAAGAAGCTCGCTCAACTCACCCGCTCTATAGATATTGCGACCGTAAAAGAAGCGGCTTCTCGCTACGTCCAGACGATCCGGGTTCGCGAAGCTACGCCCGCGAGATACCGGGCTACGGCAGACAGGCTCTCTAAGCGTATTGAAAAAGCCATTGCTTCGCGTGATTATGACGAGGCTGCAGCGTTGATGCAGCAGAAGCTGCTGAATATAGCTATATCTAAAGAAGCCGCCGACGTTCAAAAGAAGGTAGACCGAGGGGTTAAGCGTTTCCGCAGGATCTTAAATAAATCCGACAAAAAACTAACCGGTACCTACGATATAAACATTATCAACGCTATGCGCGTAGCTTTAGAGCCTTACGGTTTAGCTGATTTTAAATCTTCTAATTTTAATCCAGAGCAGGCGTTGTCTTATCTTAATGAGATAAACCCCGCCCAATACACAGATCTAGTTAAGATTATCGGTGATTTGACGGCAGAGGCTGACGCCTACCTGCAGATAAATCCTGCTAGAGCCTACCGAGAAATGTCCGTAGAGAAGTTTAACCAGCTCATATCGGCTGCTTCTTCTATGATTACTGAGGCCCGTGCCGGGGAGAGCCTACTTATTGATGGTCGCAGGGTTGCTCACGAAGAGATTAACGCGGAGATATCTGCTGCCTCCTCCCTTATGGTTAAGAAGGGTAAGACAAAATTATATCGCGGCACAGCCGCGCAGCGAGCAAAACTAGGTTTTGCTGGTACTATTAGGGCGTACACCATGCGTGTCGAAAGTTTCGGGCGTATGATGGACGGAGGCTTTGGCGGCCCCTTTCACAAGTATGTCGTGCAGCCAATTATGGCCGCAACAACGGAGTACAACACCGAGCGTCAGAAACCGATATTGCGTATGGTGGAGGCGTTAAAAGCGCACCGTGGTCGCCTCGCATCTAGCGGCCCTATAACTGGTCCGGGCGGATATGTATTTCAAAACAAAACTGAGTTAATACACGCCATTCTCCACACCGGAAACCCTAGCAACAAACGCAAACTATTGCTTGGGGGAGCTGTGGATGTAGGCACCGGTGATATATACACCTTTGGTGAGTTAGACGCCGAAGGCGAGTTAGACACTACCCGCTGGGACGCCTTCATGGACCGGATGTTTGAGGAGGGCACGGTCACCAAGGAAGATATGGATTTGGTGGCGGAGATATGGAGCATTTTCAATGAAACAAAGAAGGGCGCTCAAGCAGCCCATAACCGAATGTTTGGTTACTATTTTACAGAAATAAAACCAGAGCCAGTATCTACTCCGTTCGGTGTTTATGAAGGAGGGTACGTCCCTGCGGTTACGGACAGTATGATGAATGAGGATGCTGGTACGCAGCTCGATGCGGAGGCTATAGCTACTCAGCAAAATGCGTCTATGTTTCCCGGAGCAGAGGCAGGGTTTACTAAAGGCCGTGTTGAGTACAATAAACCGCTCAATCTGGATCTGCTTACCATTGCAGCACATTATGACCGGGTGGCTAAATTCACTTATTTAGGCCCGGCTGTCCGAGACGTGGCGCGTCTGGTTCTAAGCCCCGGCTTTAAAAACGCGGTAGGTAAAGTAGACAGCACCGCTGTTGCTGGCGCAATTATCCCGTGGCTGCAGCGGACAGTAAACCAGCAGACGGCGCAGCGCACGTCGGGACAAAACATGGACCGTGTATTCTCTAAGTTATCTACCCGGGTCGGAATGGATATCATGGCCGGAAATGTCGTAAACGCCGCCCAACAGCTTACTGGCGTTATTAGTAGTTGGGTTATAGTCAAACCCAAATACACCGCATCCGCGTTCAAGGTATGGAAAAACAATCCAGATACCATGAAGGAGTACGTTGCAAACAAATCTCCCTTCATGCAGAACCGCATGTACGACAGCGTTAACGATATGATGGTTGAGGCTGTAGATATCCTGACGGACAAGACGCCGCTAGAGAAAACGCAGCACTTTTCTATGAAGTATGCGTACTTTGCCCAGCAGTACACACAGAACCTTGTTGATCCAATAGTGTGGATGGCTGCGGAACAGCAGGCTTTATCAGAGGGTTTGTGGGAAACCGTATATAACGACAACGTACATAAGGGTGTAGAGAAGGCCACCGCTATGGCAGAAGCCTCCGTTGCTCAGTACGCTGACAGCGTGGTGCGGCAGACGCAAACCCCTCTCAAGGCGGAAGATAGATCTAGGGTTGAGACTTTAGCGCCGTTTATAGGGTTGTTTATGAAGTTCTATTCCTATGGGAATAATATGTATAACCTTAATCGAACAGAGTGGAAGCTGATGGCTTCTGAGGTTGGCTGGAAAGGCAAGCCGGGTCGGGCGTTCTATTTGTACCTGATGGGTATAGCTATACCCGCGATTATTGCTCAAGCGATAACGTCGGGCATTAAGGGCGCGTTCGAGGACGCAGAAGAGGAGGAGATGCCTTACACATACTTTGAGCTGTTGCTTTTGTCTCAGGTTAAATTTGTAGCGGGTTTTGCCCCCGGAGGAACTGCGGCAGCATCCCTCGCTATAGGGCAATTCACACCGCAATTCTACGACGACCGCCTGTCAATGAGCGCCCCCGTGTCTTTTGTTGAGACAGTGGTTAAGGGCGGATTTAATGTGGGTAACGCTATACATGACAAGATCACGGGTGAGAACGACCCGGATGTAGCCCGCGCTTTAAAAGATGCTTTGCGTCTTATCGGCTTATCTATAGGGGTGCCGACATCTTGGTTCGCCAAGCCTGTAAGCTATCTCACTAAGGTAAGTGAGGGAAAGGCAGACCCCGAGGGGGTAAAGGACTACGTTCGAGGTTTTCTCACTGGTAGGGACGGAACAGAGAAGAAGAGGTAACTAGATTTAATGGTTGATTTAATGTATACGATATGCATAGCGGAGAATGAAATATGACGACATCGAACCAGACAGCGCGGACAGGGCCATACAGCGGCAACGGGTCTACGACCGTGTTCGCCTACGACTTCCGCATCCTAGATCAGACCCACATTGTGGTGACCTTGAAGAACGCCGCCAACGTCGAGACGGTGCAGACGTTGACGACGAACTACACCGTATCAGGTGTAGGTACTTCGACAGGT